CACTAGCCGCTAGATATTTTTTTAGTGCCTTCATTAATGATTGTCTAGAGACATTGTAAGGCTCAGCTATTAGTTGTTGTTTCATACCTTTATTGAGTTTGTTGATGATATCTGAGAAATTATATACCACAGGATTACTGGTAGTCATTTGTACCCAGAAAAGTACCCTGCAATGTGGTTACTTAAACTTTGCGTACATAAATGTACATAATAATATTATTCTTTGAACTTATTCTCAATCTCTTTAATCATTTTTTTAAAAGGAACTTTTCTAACATTAGAATGAGAATCCTTTGAATAAAAAAGTTCTTTCTCCAACTCTTTAACAATTCTTTTATAATCTCTCATTCTTCATGCTCCTTTGCTATTAATTTATCAAATTCCTTCTTACTTATAGCATAAAAAGTGGGATATTCATCACTGTCTTCTTCCTCATCCTGAAAAGCTTCTAGAGAATTACCCATTAGAGTCCAAATACCCATTTGTTTCTTTAATTCCTTTAATTTCATTCTTCATCACCTAAGACATAACGAAATTCAACATCTTTCAAAATCTGAATTGCTAATTTGTACTCTTCAGCGTTTATTGCACAATTAATTCCTGATATCCAATGATTTAGTGAATCTTCTATATTATCTTTCTCCATTTGAATTGCTAATTCAACTTCAGCTTCAGATGCAAGAGAATAAGATGTTTTTGCTTCTTCTTTTAATCCCTTGAATTCAAAGCTCATTGCTTCCGTTATTAAATTAGAAGTTTTCTTCACTTTTTTTTCTATTTGTGGTGGATACAACAGATTTTCCTCATTCTTTTTATCGGGACTTATTTTTGAGAATTCTTTATACTCCTCTAATTGTTTTTTGCATATTGGACATACATGTGATAATAATAAGTCTGATAATTTTTGTTGAATAATTTCTTCAATCTTTTTTTCTAGTTCTTTTCCTATATAAAATGGATTACGAATTTGTCCTCTTAGTAGATTTGGTAGATCAAAGTCTGGTTCCTCTGCTGCATTAGCTGTTGCAACCATTGGACCGATTATTCTATCGTACCAATTCATTCTATCATCCGCCATCATTCGTCATGCTCCTTATTTAGTCTAGCTATTTTTAATTGATATTCTTTATTCCAAGCTATTCGTTCTTCCATTTCTTCAATTGTAAAACTATGACCACAACATCCTTGAATGTGCTCTTGTAAGAATTTCATTATTTCATCTTTTGTTAATGTCATAATTTTTTACACCCCCACCCTAACATTTCCATTGGAGAGAGTATTTCATATTGGTCCATTACTATCATACTACTATTTTTCATGTTTTCATTTCCTATGTTTGTGTGGGGTATACTTCTTTTGCAAACAGTATAATATTATCTCAACCCTATTGCCTGTTCGCTTTCGTTTGTTCGGGCTTCGCTTCACAAACTTCCGCTTCGAATGTATATATTATTATTATTTAATCATATTTTATTGATAATCTATTATAATGTTGATAACAAATTTTTCTATTATAAACATGTGAAGAACTATTAAACGTTCTAACAATAATTTCATAGAAAGCTAGTAATTCACATTCATCAACTTCACATCTCATTTTTTCACTTCCATTAGCAATTGTGGTGCGTAAACCATGTACTCTTTTTCCACATAACCACGCTCACACATTATCTTTTCGACATTCGCAATAATTTATACATTGTAGACACTGAAAACACTCCAATTCTTCTTCACAATGATCACAATAACCCATTGGTAATTCTTTCATTTTTTCATTCATTGTATTTCTTGCTCCATGGCTTTAGACCAGGTATTATGTTCCAGTTTCTTGGCCTCATAACTATGAAAATCACAATAATAAAATTTGAAAATAATATCCTCTATAATAATAATCTTATAATCATGTGGCGGATTCTTACAACCATTCCCCAACGGCCCCTCTATCAGGCAGATAGTTTTTCTCATAATTAAAAACTCATCATCCAATATTCTGTTCTAACTTGCCATTTAGGAATATTCCATCTTTTAGATACCCAATTAATATAATAATCAAAATCATTGGCTAGTTTAAATATATGTGATCTCAAAGCTATTTTATATTCACCAGATTCAACATCAAATTTCATAATTGTTTAACCAACCTATCTAGGATTTCATCTATTTTCCTTATTTCTAAATCTAAACAATTCCTCTTTTCAGTTAATTCAGTCTTTTTCCTTTCTAAGGAATCCATTTCTATTGCAATATCATAACTCATAACTAAAAGCTCTCCAACCATGCATGCAATAAAGAATATTTAGGACCACGAATAAACTTTAATGGAATCCTTGTTAATTTACTCCATTCTTTCCAGAATTCTTTAGTTTGAGCTTTACTGTTCCACTTCATTATTATGTATTTGTCTTTTTTCTTCATAATATTTTTCTCCTGTGACGCAAAGAATAAGTAATAAAAGCACCTTCGGACCGGCACTTATTATTAATAAGATGAATAATATATCTTCGCTGGTCCTCTTTGTTCATATCATCATAGAACGAATGCTCCTCATATGTTATTGTTACAAGTATGTCTTGCGTCTGGTAGTGGGCACTAATCAATCTCTATGACAATCCTCCTAATATGATAAGTCCAACCTACATCCTGCTCAAACCATGCATCATACTCACTATCTGGTCTAGTAACTTCATTCAAAGCGTTAATATCAATTGCATATCCTAAAGCCTTATGATTCTTTGATTCAGACATATAAATAAATTCCACTTCTGGTATTAAACTAATCATTCCTTTATTACCTCAAATACTTCATAGAATATTTTACAAAATTCACATAAAGGTCTTGCACTGTCTTGATAAACAAAATTATAACAATTATCACATAACGCTAATCCGAATGAGCAAATATGCCAGCATGGATTAGTACAATCTGAACAAATCATTTTTTATGGCTCCCCAAACATTTGAACAAGAATACCATATATCTCATCTGTACCTTCTATATCTTTATAATATTCTTGGAAACGGGTATCAATAGGATTCTTGGCTTTATACTTCTTTTCAGCATATTGTCTTAATTGGAATAATGCATCCTCCAAATCATTAAACTCCACATACTCAAAAAATATGCTCAACATTTGTGTCCACTTGAAACTTTTAGGATGAAAATCACTCATGGATATTGATCCTCCTTAAGAGTAGCCAAAAATCTATATAAAGTATCTAATAAAGGATTTTCTTCCGCTATCTTTTTTTCGCATATAACAAAAAGTATATCAGGATATTTATCCGCTAGTCCTTCTATTTCTTTCTGAGCATCATCAAAATCACTCATTCGTGTATCAGCCCCCCAGTAACTGTATCACAAGCATAACTTTCGCAGAACTTACACCAGTAATACCCACCAAGCAATTCTGTTATCCTATCACAATATTCTTTCTTACCATCTATCCTAATGATTTGCGTGCATTTTATCCCCTTAGTACTCTTCATTGTTTACTCTCCTTTCCTTAAATCAACTGCCTTAGCACAACCGACATAATCATGTAATTGCTGGCTTACTATGTGTTTATTACAATTACGTCCACAATGTTTTATTCTCATATCATTAGGATTGTACAATGGACTCATAATTTTGGCATCTTCCCTAATAATATTAAGGCCTTCCTATTAAGATCAGCCCAATAACTATCAATCTCACTAAAAGAGCCAACAAACTCTTCCGTTAATGCTATGCTCTGATAATCTTTGCTCCTTGTTACTGTCACTGTGAACTGGGATAATTCCTCTTTATCTTGTAATATTATTGTATTGCTCCCTTTATGGATAGGTGTACCCCCAGGAGTAATATTATCTTTTACTTTATAATGTGTTTCTAAAGAATCACTGGCAATAAGATCGTTATCATTAATATTATGTTCGTCAGTAGGATCACTTTCCACCCTATCAGCAAACTCAGTCTGATAATTAGCCATATAAGAACCATCCTTCTTAAAAGACTCAGAAAGACCGGATATCTTTACATTGACACCACGATAACGATCCATATCATCCATACCATAACAATAAATTTTAATAGCCATACCACCTTTAGATAATACTATTAATTGTCTGGTAGTCTCTTTGCCTTTGGTGGTAGTGTGGGGTTCTCTATCTAGTACTTGTGTTATTTTTCCTTCTAATACTTCCTGGCTACTCATTAGTACATACCTCTTCTAGTAATATTATTGGACTCACCACAATCTAGACATGTCATAAAGACAAACTCTTCTATGTGGCTAAATATCGTTTCTAATTGTACATTAGGCATTGTTAATATTCCTCCAATTGTTTTTCATAATCAGCTAAGTAACGTTTATGAGCCATAAGAGCATTACATAGACGACCATTTTCTGCTTCCTCTTTATCTAATAATTCTCTCGCAAAAGCTAGTCTATGGTTTTGTGCAGAAATTTTGTTAGTATAACTAATAATAGCGTCTTTTGCTAAATTAATTGCTATCTCTAATTGTGCTTTCGTTATTTTCATAATATTAATATTCCTCCAGTACTCTTTTGGTCTGCTCACGAATACAGTAATAAGCACAAGCAGTATTATGGTCATGAATCTTACCATCCATTGATAATTTGCTCTTGGCCTGAGCAAAATCTTTTATCAGGTCTTGGTCTTTTATTATTACTACTATTCTTAGTTGTCGTAATTTAGTCATTTTACATCATCAACTTTCTTAAAATTTAAGAATATTAAATTCTTAATATCATTAATAGTCAGTAAAGAATCAACGTTTGATTCAATATAAAATCGATTAGAGGTCATATCATTTTTTCTAATATTACTTGAGTCAATTCTTATTTCAAATATTTCTTTCATAATAATATCACAATAGAAGTATTAATAATTGTCTTTATAAAGGTATCGTTATCGTGATGTTTATAAACCCATGATACCATAATACTATTAGTGAAAGAAAATGATATACATTTGTAAAAATTGTGGAGAAAAGTTTAATAGTAAAAAAGATGGTAATACTTTCTTTTCACATAGACCAAAATGTAAAAGAGTTAATTTAACAATTATTCGTGGGTGAAAATATTATGAAAAAAAATGATGTAAAGAAATTTATAATTGAGAAACATAATTATGAAAGATTTATCGAAGGTTTCAAAGAAAGATTTGCTGAGGAACTGGTAAAAGAAGGCAATGAAGATGCTCTACGGGCACTATTAGAGGTACTAGAATTATGATAATATTTGATAATTGTGAATTAGTAATTGATGAAGAAGGAACTATTTGGGTTAATAATAATAAGAATGGTGCATGTCTTTTACGAGTAAGCAAAATTCATAAACATACAATTGAAGTAGGAATAGAAAAAGAATATTTTGATATTACCTCTAAGGAGTAAAGAATTATGAATAAAAATATGGCGGATGTCGAAAATTCTTTTATTTTATGATTAAAGAATATATGGAATGTGATATGTGTGGAGAAAAGTATAACTGGTAAATGGCCAAAGTATGATGGGAGTAATGAATGCGAAGATTGTGGTCTAGTAAGTAATTGTGTTGATGAATATTTTTGTTGTATTCATGCAGGTAGGCCTACCATAAAAATGTGTTCCCGTTGTCGTAACCGTAAAGAGGTGATGCTGAAATGAATGACTGTGGTTGTTGTGATAAGACGGTGGATTGTGAATGGTTATCTAATACCTTTGATCGTAGTTGTTGTTCTTGTAAAGATGTTCCAGTTATGAAAAGATGTGATTGGTGTAGACAAGATTATATTGATAGCAGAGCAGAGTGATTATTATGGATGAAAAAACAATAATTGAATTATTTGATTTCTTTTGGACTGTATTAGATGAAGAATTTGATTTAAATAAATATGGAAAAGAATCCCATACTAATGCAATAAATAAGCTTAGAAAAGCTGTTAATAAAGAGACGGTTAACGAATGAAAAAATATAAAACAATACAATACTTATGGCAAAGAATATCGTACTGGGGTGACAAACTATTAACAGTGATATTTTATTTATTAGTTGGAGTATTTATTTTGTCCTGGAGATTTATGCGCTGGGTCAAAGAATGGTCTTGGAAAAGCTTTTTGTATGTTACGCGTGGTATCTCCTCTCATTGGCGTGCTTATCGTCTTCAGAAGAGGATCAAATATGATTGGGATGCTTTAGGCAAGAAAGATTATTATAAGGAGTTAAGAGAAAAAGATGAGTTGTGAAGACGAAGGACATAATTTTTGTGATATTGATGAGGAAGCATACGGAAATACGCGACTTCATTGTTTTGGGTGTGGTCTTGAATTGGAAGAGGAGGAGGAAGAATGAGTTTTTTTGTTTATATATTAACATGCAAAAATAAGAAAGGAAAATATTCCTTCTATACAGGCTATACGAATGATGTTCCTAGACGACTTAAAGAGCATAAGAGCGGTAGAGGAGCAATATATACTAGGAACAAAGAAGTCCACTTCTCTGCTGCTTATGAGTATCCTACGCGGTCATTGGCCATGAGTCGTGAGAAACAAATCAAGAAACTTTCCCATGATCAGAAGGCCCGATTATTGTATAAGAATCCTATAACCTTTGGTAATAAATAGGTGAAAAAATAATGTCAAGATTTAATGAAGAATTAATTAGTTTTCTAAAATTCCAATTAGAAGAGGATAAGTATTTAGGGTCTGAATGGTATTTTGGAATGTATACAAGACCTTATGAGATTACAGGTGCCCCTATAAAGTTAAAAAGTAATTCATGATTAATAACCTTTGGTAATAAATAATTATACAGAAGTGAAAAAAAAATGGTGTTTCGAGATATAGGAAATAAATGTCCTAAATGTAATTTTATAGGATGTAAAGATGTTTCTAATGGTGAATGTTGCAATTGTGCAGGCATTAGATATAATAATAGGTGTAAACCTTGTTATCAAGAATGGAGTAAAGACTCTCCTTAATATACATTTATGATTATTAATAACCTTTGGTAATAAATAATGAAATTAAATTATTTTGAGATAGATTGTGAAAGTTGGTCTTGTAAAGGATCAGGAAATATTGATTTTACTTTAATGATTGATTACTTGTTATTTGAATTAGTCAATTTTACTAATAATTTTTGGGTATGATAATATTACCTTTAGTTATAAATAAGCACTTCTATTCTAGTTGGGATAATTTCTTTTCGATGTCGTCATATTCTTCCTGAGCCTCTTTTATCTCTTTTCGAATATTCACTAATTTGACCTCATCTTTCTGCAACTTGATACCTATCTTGGCGTTCTCTACTCCTGCTTGGAACATCTCCAGATCCTCAAGTGCAGGTACACGATTATTTAATGAAGCCAAATCTTTCTGCATCTCCTGCATAAGAGTAGGACTTTCTCTGCGTTGTTTCTCTACTTCCACTATATTCTCATAATTACCGGTCACAATCACATACCGTTGTTTGTAAATATCTATCGCCCCAAAGAGTACATCTAGAGCCAAAAATATTACAATTATTATTAGATATATTAGCACCCAATCTTTTCTAGGAAACTCATTATTGAACTCCCAAAATAGTAATACTGAGAACGTTATTATTATTAATCCGGTCACGTATTGCGCGAAATTGTTTCGTGACAAATATTTTTTTATTAATCCCGTTAGGCCTTGTGCCTGTACTTGTTTGCTCATACTAAATCTTTACTCCGGTTTTGTTGGTATCTCACCATCTACTATCGCTAGAATAGGTCGTACTATAAGAAATTTACCAGTGGCCGGTATGATAAATTCTTGGATATCCACTTTTCCTGTAGCTATATCAGTTACTGTGAATTCATATTTTTTCTGGGAATCTATCATAAAAGTTGGATAAGTAAAATTCACATTCCATTGAGGTAATCCTGCATCAGTAAAAGGTTGGTCTTGTCTAGGAATAGGATCACGTTTGCTTGTTATACCTGGTGATTTTTCACCTGCTGCTTCATCAATAATCATTTGTTTATTTTTAATTGTACTCATTATTCTTCTATACTCCTGCTACTAGTTTTTCTGCACCATTCCAATAAATATGTAATCCGTCTGCTTCCATCCAGACTGAACCATTATCAACTGATGCTGGTACTCCTGTTAAATATGGTACCTTTAATCTTTCATCGTCAGTTGTCACACCTGTCATAAGAAAATTACCATAATGTGTGACATCTACATTATCATTAGTATTACCTAAAGCAAATGTTGCTGGTCTAAGACTAGAATTCAATTGCAATAATACTGCATCCGAATCATCTTGATCTCTAATATTGAATGTATCTTTTATATCTACATAAAATCCCAGAATATTATTTATAAGAAAATTATCAGTACCATCACCCGTAAAAGTGATATTACTAGCAGCGGCATTATACCATAGACTAAAATCCTGATCTGACCCAAAATAGACTTTCTTACTGTCAGCAATATAGATGTCACCTAGTTCTAGAGTTGTAGAACCAATATCTGCTCCACCAGAACCATCAGGTAATAGGGCAGTGGATATTACTGGTGATGCAAATGTCGGTGAGGAAGTGGTCAAAAGATCCTGATCAATATCAGGAGTATTAGTAATAGTACCAAATTTATCAATAACATTAATCTTATCATAGAGAGCATTCTGAGTAGCAGCATGAGTAGTATCACCATTCCAACCTGCACCATAAGCATCATCCTCTATTAGATCAGAAACATCCCCCGCAGGATGGACATGATCGACATTACTATAAGCATGGGCGTGTTGAATAAGCTTCTGAGTACCGACGGGCGGTACTTTATTAAGATTACGTTCTAAGGTACTGATTCTTAATATTGTTTTATTAAATACCGTATCTATATTATCCAGTCTGCGTGTTATGCCTTCTAATAATCGTAATGTCTCTAAATTAATACTCATATTATTATCAAATCGGTGTCCTATTAGTCACTGACACGGTAGCATGATCCAATACCCCATCAGTCCAATAACTCATTTTAGTAATTAATAAATCTAACCCTTCAACAGCACTATCAATAAAAGCATCATTCTCCAAATCAATTATTACAGTATTCCCTATTAACATATTTTGTTTTTTGCTGTTAGTACTAAGAATCATATTAAAAGTAAAATCCAGATGATCTTTATCATAATAAGTGACAAGATTTGTTGCTAATATTTTGGCCTGATGCTTGACCAATATATCAGAATTTTGTACGACCTTAATCTTATCATGGACTGTTATGGGTTCAGTTAACTCTATAGGAAATCTTTGCTGATATTTTCCTATCATCCAGAGCTTATCATAATTCTCACCGCCATAACGATTATACTGATAATCATCATCAATATAGCCCTCAATATCTGCCTTTGTTATAGTAATACCCGAAGCAGTTAAAATATTCGTAAACTTTATTGTTAACGCTCTCTCATACCAGATATAGCCAGCCAACTGAGAATAGAGCTCCATAATAGTTATTAGAGGAGTATTCAAATGATCAGCGGCATCAGCTATACCACTGACCGCAGTAGCAGATAAAGTGAAAATATTATCAGCATTACTATTACTAAACATATTAGTAAGATTAGTATGTAATTGATCAGTAATGACAAAAAGATCATCTATACTCCAGCCATCAGTCTGAGGAAAAGGCGTAGTATGAGAGCCTGCATTCAAGGAGATTATACTACTGGTATCAGTAGAGATCACTCCCAACCCTTCTGTTATCTCATTTTTATTATCATACTCCATTTCTATGCCTGCAAAAAATATTACAAAACCACTGGAGAAGACTGTTGTTTCAGCATTATCCAATTCTGCTACTCGAAGAAATAAGGTAAAATCATAAAGATCATACTCCAGAGGATTATAAGCGGTCTTATTATAAAAATAATCACCATCAACAAAATTAATATTAGCAGTAATATCCAGTTCTAAAGTAAAATGATCAGTAACCGAAGGAATATTTCTTCCAAGTACCACATCAGCAGTCGTGAGGTCTTCCCAGTGATGCAGACCGGTAGAGAACTTATCAGTGACAGAGTTTTCACCTGCCGCCCATTCACTATCATGAGTATTAAAAGCATATATTTCGGTCTTAGCACCACCATTATTATTATGAACATACAAAAAAGAAGTACTGTCCCAATGTGAAGCGGTCCAGAAATGATTGGTCTTCATAATAAGTTTAATAGTACATTTAGTAAAAGAAGTACTTTGCTTTTTTGGGACCTTAAAATCTAGTTTAAAATACATACGATGATTACTATTACCTGCACCATCATTATCAGTACTAGCATAAATATAATTATCAGTATTATTGGTCCCATAAGCCCGCGATTTATAAGGAGCATAAGACTCTGCATCATCAAACTTAGCACGATTAATAAAAGCTAAATCAGTCTTATGATCAGGAACGTGATCACCACTATCTGTAGCGTTCCTATAAGTAATATTATCGACATGTCCTTTCCATTTTAATGTGTCCACGTCCTCTACTACTATCAGCTTAGAATCAAACGCACCGAACGGATCATTCCAAATATCAATAATCTGTAGAGCATCAATAACTTTCAGAGTATCCTCATAGAGAATAGTATTAGTATTAGCAGGATAATCCTCTAATAACCAGCCCGCCTGATTACCAATTAGGACACATGAAGTTTTAGTAATATTAACAATATCTTTGACATAGCCGGTCATATAAACATAAGTATTGGTATCATCAGTAAAACGAATAAAACGATTCCTCCAAGTCAAGATATCCGATAATTCACTTAAGAAAGTGGTTTTATCCTTCTCATAGACAACCGACCAGGTGCCGCCTTTACCTATTTCCGGATTAGCATGCATACTATGTACGTTACCTGTATTATCTACATACACAGAATTGTTTTCTTCATCAATATAGAACTTCATGATTAAGCCTGATCAGTATATTTAGCATTAAGACAACCATCTAAATAAGCAGGAACGACCTTTTTGACAGTACCCACACATTCCCAGACCGGGATCTCATTATCTTCTATTCTTGCATAATTAGGTTTAGCTTGGGATAATGATACTCCTTGCATATCTATATCCATATATCGTGTACTATCGGAATATAATTTTATTTGCAAATCATCTCCACCACTGGTATTATCAGCCTCAAAATCAGCTAAGAAATTAGTAGTATGAGATGCGATAGTATCACGTAATACCACGAACTCCACGGAATGAGCCACTTTGCCCATATGTATTTCGCTGGTAGTAGTATTAGCACTATATTTTGTGCGTTTATGAAAACGTGCACTGGTAAGAATACATTTTAATAAGATATTAGACCAATCAATAGCAGAACCTTTTGTTGTACTATCCCATTCAATCACTTCACTAGTACTCTTACCCTTAAAAAAAGCTAAATCAAGAGTACTAGATTGACTCTTAGCATGGACCGGAGCAGCAATTTGGGCATTATCCAATGCTACACCATAGCCTCTACCCTCAATAGTTATAGCCATAGTCACAGGATTACCCTCAGCTGAAAAATCCCAGTTAATAACTCTTGATTGTATCTTACTTCCTGTTATCTCTCTCTTAAGAACAGTAGCCGCAGTACCATAGCCTGATTCCCATCTGACAGTGAAAGTCAGGGGAAAATCATGGAAAGACATAGTATGGAGTTGTTCAGGATCACCCGCACCACTATTAGTAACATCACCATACAAATAATAGTCCATAAGGCCGTTAGTCATAACAAAACCCAAAGTCTCAGTAATTTTCTTATTTACTACTACCAATTCGTCAGGCTCAATACTACCACCATTATGATAAGGAATCCAAATCTTCTCATAACTGGGCAACATTCCGGGTGTCATGGTCACCGGTCCAAAATGAAAGTATTTGGTGGTGGCAACATCCGCTAAGGGGCTAGTGTTCTCTGTTCCTTCTTCTGCCCATCCTATATTTTGTCTACTATGTCTTGTACTTGTACTCATATTTTATTCTTCCTCTTCTATTTCTTGCTCTTGTACTGTTATAGAATCTTTTAAAACTTTTATTAGAATCTTATGGTATCCTCGTTTATTCGGTTTTAATTGTGGTTTAAAATATAAAATAGCTTTTTTTTCGATTGGAATTATTTCACTCATATTTTTTCATCCATTCCACTGGTATTTTAAGTGTAGTATATAATTCGTTACATTTGGGACACATTTTCAAGTCTCCTATAATACTTGTCTTAATAATTGTTCCATCATTTGGACATTTGCCTTCAAAATATGCTGGTGAAATATCGATTTTATTTTTCATTTTATCATCTCATATTGTTATTATTCTTAATGCTCCTACTAAACTCTGAAATTCCTGATCCACTCTATTCTTATGATTAAGGATTTGAACCTGTAAATATAATAATCCCGCAATTAATGCCAGTCGAATAATTATCCCACCTGCAAAGAGGACAGCAGCAACCGGACCACCAGTCAATGCTGCACTTAGCGCTACTCTATTCATCATATGAGCTGTTTCCACTGCTAAGGAAACCGTCTCAGCTAATAGTGTTAAAGTCTGACCTAATGATGCACCTATAGCTTGAAAGATATAAGTACCAAATGCTGCTGTTCTCCGGAAATTAGCTAATGCCCTTGAGTTCGCTACCTCTATTGCCTGATCTATTTCCTTCTGTTTCTGGTCTAATCGTTCTTGTTTTACCTCTGCGTTTGTCATTTCTTGCTTTAAAACATTTACTTGTTCCTCCCATGCAAACGCTAAGGCTGATTGTTCATCCATAACTTGAGCCAATACATCAGCACGTGTCTGAACTTTTTCAAGATTAACATCTTGCACTACTAATCTTCTTGCGGCCTGATCTATCTTGAAGATTGTCTCATCGGCTTTGCTATCAACCTCAATAGCCTTCTGCAAGGTCTTACTTACCAAGACCTCAGCTTTAGAGAAATCCAAAGAAATATCAATAATACTAGTAGTACTGGACATAATAATTATTCATCTTGATCTTGAACGAATAGTATAACTAAAACCTTTTTTGGTCCATTCTATCATAATCTGATTAACAAGATTAGCATATAATTCTGACATGATTTCCGTCTCAGAGAAAGGGCGTGTACCAGGGGTAGTAGGAGCCTTATACCCTGCAATATTGAACTTTGGGTTAAGCTCCCAGTCAATATCGTGATATTTAAGCCATTCAGGATCGTTCAATAAAGATCGATCAAACCTGATTCTAATCTTTTTGATGCCCATAAAATCTATTATCTGTACCGTAAACATAGAAAAAATAGCTTGTCTCATAGCACCGGTCTTTTTGGCTACTTCCGGTAATCGTTCATCTAATGTCTTTTGCATACCAGTAAAAAGCATAGCACGCATAGTATAATAAAGATCCGCAACAAATTGGTCTGCAGTAGCCACATAAGCCCCTGAGATTATTCTGACATCAGCTGATGTTATACTATCCGCAAAATCATTGAGATCAATAAAACTATCAAGACTCATGTCAATCCTGGCCTCACAACAAGAGCATTAAGGACTTCAACCTGAAATCTTACTACCCCTAAGCGATATGATCCTAACCAATTATATCTAGGCTTATAATAATAAGTAGTATGTGCTATACTTTCCGCATCCATAACCCTATCAATTTCTGCTAATAATAATTTTATTATAGTAGGGGCACTAGCAGTATAATCATCGTATTTAACATCAATATCCACTAGGAAAGTCTCAGAACGTGAACCATTAAAAGGATCAATCCTTAATAATTGTTCATCCTTTATTATTATTTCTCCATCATCAGGGTGACTATCAGGAGAATAATCATCCAATAACCGAATATTAGGTGTGGTCGAACTATTCCATTCACCAGTACCACTACCATTTATATTAAATCCTTCATATAAGTTTGTTCTTTCTGTTGTTGATAAGATTTTATTATAAACACGTAATTCATTTATGGTCATAAGAGCTTTATTAATAAAATAATTTGTAAGACCACCCATTTGATGATTTGTTGCTGTAGGAAAACTATGATTACCAGCATCAAAATTTGTTACAACTTGAGTATTATCAAAATAGACATTAAGTAAACTATTAGCAGAAAAGGCTACTGTAAGAAAAATATGAGTCCACTTATTCCTGTAACCAGAAGCATAAGCCACTGCTTTAATCTGATTTCCCACATAAACATTGATAGTATTACCAGTAGCAACGATACTTATACCAGTAGCATCAAAATGTCCAGTATTTGCACCATTAAGATAGATAAGGGTACCGGACCCTGTTATTCCTCCTGTCCAGTGAAGCCATATGCTAATAGATATATTATCAACATCATTAGTAAAGGCTTTCGCAGAGGTTATGGTGACTTTGCCATTTAAAGTACCATCACACTCTAATTGTTTTGTCCCGATATTAGGATCAGCACCCCAAACTGAACCATCGCCATAATCTACACCAGAACCAGCCGTTGCACCCATACCATTACTAGCCCAATCAGTTAAATTATCCTCAAAATTCCAATATAATTGTATGCTATCATCAAGATAGGCTGCTTTTGCAAAAGAAGAAAAATCAAAATTATCTGTTAAGAGGGTCTTTATATCCTCAGCAATAGTGAATGTCATTCAAATATCAGTATCCTAGCAATTATTCCTTTCTTCTTATCTACTCTTTTTCTTGCTTCCAAAGTTTCATTCTTGGTAAACCAATATATATTATAACACCTTCACATACCTTTTCCAATTAGGCTTCCAATTCTTCTTCCAAATAATCTTAAACTCTAAGGGTAATTGTCGAATAATATTATCCTCAAAAGTATCCATAAAAGTATATTCATTCAGTGGCCTTGTATTGGGAGTAAAAGGATGACGATATTTTCTAGTATCTAGTGCCTCACCTTCCGGACCGAAGATATGATACTTAGCCCATATAGGACCGGATAAATCAAGGAAACGAATAGTCAACTTATTATGTACTAATTTGGGTAGTTGTGATTCTATCATACCCTTAACAGCTTGTCTGAACCTGCCTGTTCTCTTAGCTAATTGATGCTCAAACTCACCCCACAATTTGAACCATGCTTCTCTTACTGCCCTCTTTCTTGCTAGCCTAATATCATCTTTTCTCTTACTATCCTTCAGAGCATGATAAGCTGGCCTGAAAGAAATATCAATAGGAAGACTCATTCATGTCCGCCAAGGAGTACTTGGACTATGATCTTGGGGACTAGTATTAATAGAGAATTGCACTACTCCTGCTAGTTCCGTCCGGTATTTGTCCAGTAGGGCTAGAACCTCTAACGGTATTACCCTGTCAACATAGTCGGCTGGTGTTTCTTGGGTATTTTGTTTAGTAGAAATACGGCCTCTCTCAAGGAATTTTCGGGCCAATAAAGTAATGGCTGTATCCAATAATTCGTTAGTATTCTCTATTATGGTCTCTTCTAGATAGCCACTAATAGTATTAGTACTAGCAGTAATGGCCGCTGTTACTTGTATTGGAGAGAATGATTTGCCTGTTAAGGAATTTATATCATCAGTAATGGTCATGATCAGGGAGCCTTGGTCAATTTTACGAATGCCCGTAATGTATTTCCTGCTCCGACCGTAGTACATAATATACGGAAATACTGATAAGCTGATGGCGCGAATCTGGTAGCAGCTACCTCAGCACTATCCTCTGCTGTACCACCTCCATTATCTACATCAGCATCAGTAATACTAATAAGATCAGTCCACTGTACGCCGAAAGCTGAACCTTGTAATGCTATATCAACTGCATCGGTTACGGCACTAGCATGTGCGGCCGTTACATACATCACTGCATCTGTGGCCTGCCAACGATCATACCCATCTACTGGAGATAATGCATGTGACTCTTCACCATTAGCATCAAAACCGGTAAAATCCAGTTCTAATACTTCTTGCCCATCAATAGCTGTTTTGGTTAATGTACCTGCCCAAGCCATGATCAATCACCTGATTATGTTATTACCGATGTTGCACCATATAATACTAACGCTGGTTGTCTGAAGACTGGTACCCATCGCTCTGTCATATCTACTTCCATTCCAGTGATAGGATGAGTAGCAGTGACTGCATTAAATGGTGATGCTACTATTGAGGCGACATTAGTATCCCAAGGATATAATACTGAGTTGGTTGTGCCGGCTGCTACTGAATACTTATCTGCTGAGGTCTTTGTTACTGCTGCACCTAAGTTTGTTGATTGCCAAATAGCTGAACCAGGTCCACCATATTTTAGTAATATTGCAGTAGCATAATCTAGAATATTATCAGGCCTATCAGCTGCAGTATAGCCCGTAATAGTTGTTTTAAGCATCTTTGCGAAAACATCAGTCGTATTACCAAACATGATAGGAAAATTCTTCAGATTCTCTATTCCGCCCATAGCATCGCCTAATTGTACTAATGCTGTTACCAAAGTAGATTTTGTTAATGCCTCTGTCGTGACGTTAATCTCTGTGCCTAATGCTGTACTTTTAGTACCAGTCTGATCAAAGGACCGGACGTCTTGAGTAGCATCTCCGGCTATAGCTATCCTGTCCTCATCCTGAGCGATCTTAGGAGATAATGCCGCTAATCTTGCTGCTATATTGAATTTGCTTACCGATGCTCTTGCCATTTCTGCACGATTAAGAGCAAACCCTGTTTCTATAAGAGGCACATTAACAGTTGTTGGAGCCATTCTGTGAGTAGCTATTGGATGTGCTGCAGGATCTTGCTGATAAGTACTGTTATAATCCTCATCCCAGGTCCAATAATCAAATTGATTATCTTTTTCCTGTAACATAGTTTCAACAGGCATAATAGTTCTGCTTATAGATCTTTGCTGAATAGGCCCATAAAGTAGGTCGCCTTCAATTTTCCATGTATCTGTTTCGAATAGTATGTCTACCATGATTAGTACCTCACTAGCATTACTTTCTGATTACTAGCATGTCCTGTAACTGCGGAAACTGATCTACCAAAACTACCCATCATAGTATCTGTAGCTGCAGCTGCATCAGTATAAGTGATTTTACCCCAGAACCCAGCATCAACGGTACTAACACCGACATGATCACCTTTAAGAACATTTACTGCGGCCGTCTCATATAAGACCGCAATTATTGTCTTCATAGTGGGTAATAAGACATATACAAAGACATTATTTGAGATCGTAGCATCAATATCGTAAGTTTCTGCGGGACGTACTTCACCCAATACTACACCTAACATTGATAGCTCAGCATTAGCTAACAAATCAATATCGGGAAATGTTTCACCGTTCTCTGAACACAAACAACTCGGAAATAATGTTGCTGCGTTCGTTCTCCTGATTACTATATCATCAAGAGTTAAAGCACCTTTACCTGCGCGGATAATGGAGGTTATTCCTAATCCGCCTAGTGTTTCTGCCATAATTATTTACCTAAACCGTGTCAAAAATTAAGAAAAATATAGCTACATGGGGAAACTCTGCTATAAAAGACTATTGGTTTTTAGGCTAATTATGGGTACTATTGCGGATTCTCTTCCTCTTTACGAAGTTCTTCCAACTGCTTAAGTATCGCTTCTTTACGTTTTTGTAAGTCAGTTTTCATTTTCTTGGGAAGAGCTTTGACCTCATCCACCACTTTTTTTATGACGGTACTTTCTTTCACAACTTCCTCTTTTATAGTAGGTACGTCAACTTTTTTCTCAACCTTGGTACTGATGGTCTCACAAAAAATACAATAACTAATACTATTATTATCGCGACAACAAAACCAAGCATCATAATCAAGAACAATCATGTCACCCTCATTGTTTTTACCTTCTTTTGTAAACCCTTTCTTTATTGGGCTTAAACATTGTGTCGTTGCACAAAGATCACAGCTATATTGGTTCGTTAGTTCACTAAGTTTTTCACTCATTTCATATTTACCTTCTTTAGTTATTCTAATCTCATAATCTTCAGGAAAGGTCATCATTTATTTCCTCATGTTTAACTTTGGCTACTACATTTGTCAATTTTTTATTATGTTTAACTTCATTATAATAATAGTCCATTAGAGATCCTTCATAATCAAAAGTTACTTCAAGTTTCATCTTCTAATCCTCTATATGATATATCAATTACACAATTTATGGTTTTACTTTTACGATATCTTTCCTTAGAGAGAACATTTGAGAGTTTCATAAGGATCTCACCAGAACGTGTCTTAGATCGATATTTCTCTTTAAATGTTGAGAATAATTCTTGTATTTCTGTATTAAGATCCGATTCTATTTCTTTGAAAGTCATCATTTATTCATCCTTTCAAATCCACCGTTAGATTTATTATTTTGTCTCTTATTGCTTCATTAATTAATTCTTCTCTTGATTCATACAAATTATAATTATCTATTATTTTAGTAATTTCTATATTCAGACCATCTGGTAATTCATATTTCATCATTTATTCATCCTTTCAATGAATTTAGCATCAGTTTCATTTTCAACATTATATTTTTTTAAAGGGAAGGCCAATAATCTTTGAATATTTTTTAGCACTTCCAATATTTGTTGTTGTTCAGTTTTTCTTACTCTTGGTTTTGCCTTCGGTTTGTCTTTTTCTGCAGGCAAATCTCCTTTATTTGTTGAATCAGTAGTAGCATCGACCCTATCACTATGTATGGCATAACCTTCATTTACTCCCATTTGCCAGTCCTCCGATTAAGAAAACCACCACGGGGAGCAGCCTCCGCTACAGGAGCCTCACGATTAACAGGAAATTTAGGAGCAGAAACTTTAGCAACATCTATGGCTGTCTCTATATCAGATAGCTTCTTGCTTTTATATTTCTCTGCTACTTCCGGATTAAGAGCTGTTAGTTCTATTAATTTCACTTTCCTCTCAGTATTATACTGTTTTTTTTGTAGCTTCTCAAATTCTTCCTTGAAATCCTTGTCCTCTATTACAGGAGGATCTATTAACATTTGAGGCTTATTATCTACTATCTCTACTGGTATTAATGTACCATCGGGATTAATAAACTTGTCTAAGCCTTTGCCTTTATCTTTACCCTTGTCTGCATCTGTTGGCGGCTTAGGATCCGATGCAGGGGGTGGGGTTGGTTCACTCATTCTTTATCATACTTCCACAATCTGGACATTGAGTATATTTTTCTCTTATTTGATATTCTCTCTTAACAATTATTTCTTTATAATCAATTGGTAGCTTATTCCACCATTTCCACATTAAATAATCAGGATGTGCTAGTTCACTCAATAATTATTTCACCTTTGTCGATCTTATCCTTCGTTTCTAAGACAAGTTGATACAATACTTCAAATCTATTTTTTAGATTAGTATCGTTATCCCAGATATTAGGCACTCTCATTCTCTGTTGAATAATTCCTTTACCATATTTGACTGCAATCTCTACTTGCATCTCATTCTCTTCTAGTTCAGCTAATCTATTTTTTTCACTCATTTTATATCACTTACATAATAATTAACATTAGAAGAATAACTGACCAAAATAATACAAATATTGCACTTAAAGAATCTGTACCCTTTTGAACATTTAATGATTCCATAAATTCTTCATATGTTTTTTTTTCACTTTCTCTCATTTTTCTTTCTTCTCAGAATCATTATCTTCAGTATCTTCGTCTTTATCCTTGAGATTCTTTTCAGCTATACCCATGCGATCAAGATTAGGATCAACATCATCCTCAATAGACTCATCAATCTCATACTCTAAGCCTACTACTTCTTGAGCGGTCTCTAATGATATCTTTAGTTTGCCTTGATTAAACATCATACTACTAAGAATATCCACTCTTTTCTGTAATAACTCTAATTGTAGCTCCTCTGTTAATTGTTGACGGACATTGAACTCAATATCAAAATCACCAGTAAAACCGAAATACTTCTCCGCTAATAATACGCTTATCCACCTTATCTCCTCCATATTCTCCTTTTGGATATCTTCTAGTACTGATAAATAATTACTGCCCTCTTCTCCTGCAGTAGCATAAGTACTTGTAGCACCTTCTAAGCGTAATATTGGTACAGCTGAATAAGTACTGATATTTTGCATATACAACTTGCGGAATTCTAATACATTTAATGAGCCAGTTACTGTCTCTAATGTTACTGATAATTCGGTATCACCAGCTGGAGGTTGAGGAATGATTAATAATTGATTAGCTGAGTTCATCTCTTGAGCACCAGTAATAATACTTTGCCTTAGTTGAGTATCAGTAAGCATAGATTGAGGACCTACAATAATGATACGCCCTGCACCTACACGCATAATAAAGATAGCAGTATGCTCAGATAATATGTTTACCGCATTGATATCATCCCAGACAGGAATAATATACGATTCACCTCTGTTCCTTACTCTACTTGGCCTGTTCACACTAAGAAAGATGTTAGCCAATTGCTCATTTGTGGACCAAGAATAAGGCACATTCTTATCTTTTCCCTCTACGTCCTCTTTGGCACTAGCACTGATAATATTAGCAAACTCATCAGATTCTATCTTAAAATCCCTTGGCTCAAAGGCCCGAAATAATGGTTTCTTATTATCTTTATCATCAATAAGAGCAAATAATGATGTACCAAATGCTCTCTCTAGGCCTATCCCTCTAACAATATCAGGCAGTAAAGGCTCTAATAATAACTGGAAATCCTCATTAAAAGGTAATTCCTCATCTTTCTTGCCTTTCTTCATCAGTTTCCAGCCCTTACGTAAAGACTCTGAAGCTAAGCCGTGGGTAAGAAACTTCGCTAAGCCATCTCTATTAGTCTCTTTATTAATATCATCCTCACTTATTGCTCTGCCGAAACGAAATAACGCATAATTCTTCTCTATTGTTTCCATTGATAGGCCCACATTTCTTTGGGCTGATGTGTCAATATTACTCATGGTCATCACATAAATTTGTTAATAGATCATCAACAATTTCAACATTACTAGCTTTCAATTTATTAATCTCTTTTTGTTGTTTGTTAATTTTTTCAATTAGTTGTTTCTGCAGTGGATTTGTACATTTCTCTGGTGATCTAGATAATTCTGCTAACTCCTTAACATGACTACTTTTACACTCTATCTTATCATAATTAATATTACTCATTCAATACACATTCCTATAACGTTCTTGGCGAGTCTGTGATGCACCAGTAAAAGCACGAACAGACCTAGTACGCACCAAATAATGAGCAGTCTTATTCAGACCAGTGGCTAACGCATCCAGTCCATCATCATGCTTATCACCAGTACTATCACGCCGATCATACTGCAAATACTCTTTATATAATGCATGACGGGCAGGACAGCTTCTATACACAAATATCATTCCATTACTATAATAAGGTTTTAATGCATCTATTCTCATAATCTTGTTTTGCTTCTGCTTGATACCAACAACAGGTAGACCTGCATAATCGGACCCTTGTTGTAACCATATTTGCGCAAAGTTCGTTTCCACAAATATTTGAATAGGTGAATAAATCTTATAATAATTATATATAGTATTAATTATTTCATCAAACTTTAATTTCTTAATCAGACCATCGACAATATAAAGTTTGCCCTGATAAATACCAAAAACTAAAATGGCCGTATCATCAGCTTTTTTCGACTGCCCATAACCAGGGTCCACTGTGATAAAATAATCATCGATATGAGTAAGAGAATAAGGCTCTATTTCTAACCACTCATTCTTCTGAAAATATAATCCTCCTTCAGGTAATGGTGAGTTCTGCATCTGGGACTCAAACGCTGACAGATTAGTTATCCTATCCCATAACAGCCCCTCCAAGGTATGATTAGGACAATACAGCCACTCATATTCTCCTCTTTTTAGTGATACTTCGTGCATAATCTCTGTTTGGAAACCATCCTCCTCTGTTATCTGCTCAACTTTACAATCTTGTATTGTTGGCCAATCTCCACTAGTAAGATTAATAGCCTTCTTATGCAGGACCATATAATCATGCTTCATGATCTTACTATACCAATCATAATAGCCCTTACGTGTACCTGTTCCTCCCATGATAGTGTCCTTGGTAGCTAAATATGTTACTACCTCATAATACCATTCTAATAATAACTCATTACTTTCTGCACCAACAAACTCTGTCTGGATGATGTCCTCAAAATGTATCCTTGCAGGATGTAACCCTATCACATCCCCCATACGACTTGATACTTTCAACGTGGGATCAGTATGAGTATAGATCTCTTCTTTGAACCAGACTTCACCAGTTAATGCATTAAACGATTCTACTACATCCCCATAAGTACGACGTATCTTAGGAGATTTTAGTATAGACTTGATTTTCCTGAATATCCTGTTCTTCCCAGTCGGTCCCGCTGTGAACATCAGGTAGGGCAATTTCCTCTCCAACAACCAGTAAGCTGCATCTCCTATTACTTCTGTTGTCTTTCCATAAGAACGTGGTAAGAAGGCAAAATACCTCTTCTGACTGTTCATTAGCAAAGATAACTCTGATAGATATGTTAGTTCCCATTCAAATCCTTTTCCACAAAAATTCCTTACCCAACTATGAGGGGTTAATACACTATGATAATTAGTAGGATCAAGCTTACCATATGCTGGTAATCGTCCTGCTATATTCTTTCCTGGTTGAGTTATATTATCTTTTATGTTGGTGTTACTGGTCTTTATATAGTTCGGTGCACTAGCCGCTAGATATTTTTTTAGTGCCTTCATTAATGATTGTCTAGAGACATTGTAAGGCTCAGCTATTAGTTGT